ATTGATCCACGACTCCACGGATCGACCACTCCTTAAACGCTTTGTGCTTTGCCATAGTGTCTGGGCACTCGGTTGACGGCGGAATCCAGCCGTGTTCCCTCCAGATTTCCTCGACGAGTCGGAAACGATCTTTCCTCGTCTGAGCCTTTATCAAGTCTTGCCAACTCATAAAAGGCCTTTCGGGAACGGATAGACTGCATCAGCGTGAGGAGTCCCAGGCCTCGGTGCATTGAAAAACCTCCTTTTGTCTAACTCTGTAGGCTTCCAGAAACACTCTGGAGCCTCAGACTTGATGATATGAATGATTCTCTCAAGTACGGGAGAGTCATCAGAAATGTTTGCTGGTCTTTTAGCAAACGCCTTTTTCAGCATGGTTTGGTGGTGTACGCTTAACATTAGAACGGTACTGAATCGTCGTCATCGACTTTGGTTGATCTTACTTCCGCGTCTTTCTGCTGGAACTTGGACCCCAAATACTTTCCGTCGGAACCCTCGTTAACCCAGCCAGAGATCCAGTATTCGACCCCATTAATCATTGCTGAACCTCGATAGTCTGGGTGCACATCCTTCTCCTTCTTCTTGTTCTTGCTGATACTTCCTGTCAGTTCTTTTGGCATAGCTTTTCTTCCATTTGAGTAACTTCGTTGAGAAAGGCAACCAGATCAGCCTCGATCTTAGTTAGCTCTTCCGGATTTGGCTCGTAACGTACGATGAAAAGTTGTAGATGTTCAGGAAGCCTTGGGTCGAACGAAACAAAGTCGCACCAAGTCCTACCTGTCACGAGCATTTGAGTGAGCATTTGTGGTTTGTATTTGGCGGGAACCTCCTTAGAAAGTAAGTAATCAACATGAGTGTTTGAGTTGGGACACTTGATCTCAATCAGTCCTGACCCTGCGAAACCGTCAGGAGACGCTCCAAGCCACTTAATCGACTTGTGGGTATGAAAACCTGTCTGCTCGACGAAATGCCCTGTGTGGACTTCGTATGCTGCTCTGGCAACAGGTTCTTGCTCTGTACCCCATTGCATATAAGTATTTGTATAAGAATCGCTTTGTAGTCCCGTCAGACGCTCTGTAACGAGTTGAATCTGATAGTTCCTGCGCGTAGCCGTTCCTTGTTTCGCAAGCGCGTCTGAGGCTCTGCTAGCGGTTAGGTGGCCCAGTCTTGCTTTGTACCAATCATCAGTTCTTTGTTCCATGTTGCACCTTTAATATCCCTCGTTCGATCATTGCTTGCATTGTGTTTATGTACGCTTGGTTCCAGAAGTCTCGACGTTCTTCGCGAGACATTTCTTTTCCCTGGTCTAAGTATGAGTGACAACGAAAGCATAGGGATGCTACTAAAGCATCAGAAACTTTGATGCCCATGCCTTTTCCTTGATTTCTATGAGCAGCGACTACAGTCCCGTCCTCACAAAAACACGCTCCACAAGGCAGATGCCTACAAGCCTCAAGCAACTTTTTGTTGGTGTACATTGATCTTCCTTAAGTCAAGTTCAGCGTCTTTCATCTCGTCTGTCCAGATCAAGCCCTTCTCTAGCGCGTACTGTAAAAGTTGCTCCACCATGTCTGAGAACTCAGATACCGTAAGCGAAGCAGTGGAAGGCTCGATTTCTTTTACCTGACCACCAGGGAGTTCGACGACACGAGAAGGCAAAAACCTCGTCTTAGCCCACTCGTGCCAGATGTCTTGGGTGTACTGCTGGCCCATTAACTGTTCCGCGCAAGCTGTCAGGATCGACCAATAGAACCGATTCTGAGCCGCTGTGCGGGGTGGTTTGGAGATAGTTACCATGTAGCCTAGTTCCGTGGCTTCTATGGCCTCTATGACCCTCCTACGGTCATTCTCAGTTGTTAGTATTGATCTCATTTCTCAGATACCAGTTGTAGTTTGCTCGAAAGGCTCGTCTTTCAAAGTCGGTGAACTTGTCGTGACGATCGGAAAACATAGCCTCGACCATGCGTCTCTTGAATTGTTTACCGTCAACGTCAAGCCACATCAGATAATTGTCGAGCCCAGACTCGTAAAGGTCTCCGAATAGAAACCGCATGGCCGTGATCGTGTCATCTTGCGGTCTAGTTTTGTAGGGTGCTTTGCAAGCGTCATCAACTGCTAGTTGAATCACAGACCAAAGCAGTTTCTTGCAACGCTCGGTCTGGATTGAGTCCAGTAGACCTTCTTCAAATGTGTTCAGGTTCATTTTCGTTTGTAGTAGTAAGCCCAGGCTTGCCTGTAAAGTTTTTCTTTTGTTACCAACTTGCGATCCTCTAGTGCGCGAATCATCTTCAAGGCGTTTTGTGGTGTGCAACCGAACTTGTTTGCCAGATCGTTAAGCGACATCCACTCATCGATTGCTGCCAAGTAAGCCTTTTGTGTCGGTGTCAGCGGTTTGGACTTGTTAAGCATCAACCGGCCAAACTTTTCTACCGACTTCAGGAACTCACCTCGGTGAGAAATGAGCACTCCTGATCGTTTAGCGGCATCAAGAATCTGACTCATTTAATCTCCGTCAGTTCTTTCTTTCGTTGTTCTTTAGCTGCGTCTAACTGATTGATAGCTTGCGGATCATTCTTGAACTCTTTGTAGCTTGTAGTCCATGCCGCTTTCAATTCGTCTACTGTTTTGGCTTCTGAAAGCGTTTTTATGTGATCGTCTACGGAAGGCTTATCTTCTTCTGGCAAATCTTCTCCTGCGTAGATGTATAAGCCAATTCCGTGTAGCGAGATAGCTTTAGCTAGACACCTTTGCATAGCTGTATTGACTGCAAACGCATCTGGGTTAGAAATCGCTTTGTTCCTGTGATCCATGACGGGAAGTTGTGCAGTGCGGGATACTCCAAAGGCTTTGACCTCGCAGAACACCATCACCGTGTCATTCCACATTTGGTGAGGCTTGTACTCCCAGGTAGCCGTAGGGTCGTGTTGCAACAACGTATCTACAGCCCAGGCCCAAGAGAGGTAAGAAAGGCCGTTTTTCTTCTCGACCTTCTCGGTTACGTTGATCTTTCTGAGTTCATTGAATTTCATGTTTGGCTCCTTTATTTGATGAACAGGTAGAGCAGTGTTCCGTAGCAAATCCCTAATGCTGTGCATAAGATCCAGTCACTCCTCGTTATCTTGTATTTCGTCAAGTTCGTACTCCTGTTGTTCCAACTGTTGTTGGTAGTCATTTTGTTCCCTCTCTCTGTCGTATTCGTAAAGTTTTCTGTCTAACCAGGCATCGTAGTCAACGCTCATGGTGTTTCCTTTGTGTAGATCGTGCAGAACTGTTCTACGTTAGCTGCAAATACAATCTCGTTGATCTTGATGTTGTAGTCGTTGTCGAAATATTCCTTGATGATTTTTTCTAACTGCTCTTGTGTAAGTATGATTTTCATGTTGGCTCCTGTAGGTGCCGAAGCCCCTGGTTGTTAGCTAAGTTCTTCTGCCGAAGGGATGTATTCGTAATCTTCATCATCTTCTTCAGTTCCTTTTACCCAAGACCCTGTCATTTTTGTGACTTCAGTGTCTGCGTAATAGTTTTCAAAAATGACGCTAGCGATCTCGTAAAAACTAACACTCTCAAGGTAACCAAGAGCGCACTCACGAGCAAAGCCATCTTGTGACGTTTCAAACACTTGGTTAACTGCAATCGAACGAAGAGCGCGTGAAAGTTCGTCAATTGAAGGTTTGCGATCACAACCCATGATCTGGTACGGAATCACGTTTGAAAACATGTCACGGAAAACAATCCAAGTTGCAGTGTTGCTAAAACCATTGTGTGATGTGTTCATTTCGCTAGCTCCTGTTTGTTTGTGTCGATGGAGTAATCTTAGGCTTATCAACTACTAAAGACTGTCATCGTGACGACAATTTCTGCCGCTGATACCAAAAAGAAACGCCGTTCGTCGGTAAGTCCTACTCAGCGATCTTTAGCTGCGCTTCGTGAGCGAGGTTACTTATGCCAGATCGTCGAGCACTGGAACCCGTGGGCTCGTATACGCCAGGACTTGTTTGGGATCGGCGACATTCTTTGTCTTAGAGACGAGGAGACGCTTTTAGTACAGACCACCTCAAGAGCTAACGTCTCAGCCAGGGTAAAGAAGATTGCAGAAAGTGAGCACTTACCGGCTATCTTGCGAGCAGGATGGAAGATAGAGGTTCACGGATGGGGTAAGTTAAAAGAAGGGTGGACTTGCAAGGTTGTAGAGATCTGATAAGATTGTGTTGTTGTCGTAGCGGGCAATGTAATAGAAGGCCGTTTACTCATGCTCTCGACTTGCTTCTCCTGGCAAGTACCGCTACCGAGAGCAGCAGTAAGCGGCCTTTTTTATTGCCTCTCGACAGCCGTACTCCGAGCGTTATTAAGAACCTGCATGGGTTGCGCGGAAGTAAACACCGGCTGGCGAAACACCCCGTTTCATGCCGATCCAGACTGTCAGTGAGGTACTGGACTAAGCCTCTTGTACATGGGTGGGACAAGCAAGAGGTGGAGAGAATCGCTGGCTTCGGCTGTACTAGGCAGGGAACATCCAGAAGAGACCCCCGCTGGGTAAGGTGAGTGCTACCACCCTTGGGGAAGTTATGTCCAGAAAGAAAGAATATGTAGAGATTGTCAACAAGACGACAGTCAACAACAAAAATAAGGTTTACATTGAGATTTCCTAACAAAAGGAGAAAACAATGTTCGAGGAGTTCTGGAGCAAATACCCAAGAAAGGTCGCTAAACGTGCTGCACAAAAAGCATGGGCCAAACTATCGCCACAAGAGCAAAAGTCTGCTGTAGAGGCTTTAGTGACGCACAACAAGTACTACCAAGTGAAGGGTACTGGTCAGGAGTTCATCCCGCATCCTGCTACATGGTTGAATCAAGGAAGATGGGAAGATGAACTAGAGATCGCACCCGCACAAGAGAAGGTTGTTGTGTGGTGGGCGACAGAAAAAGGTACTGCTGAGATGGCAGCGAAAGTAAATTGTCCTGCTAGACCAGGAGAGGATTGGAACTCTTGGAAGGCAAGGATTTCTGAAAGGTTGAGGGCAGCATGAAAAAACTTTTATTTGGTGTTTTGTTTGCCATGTCTTTTTCTGTATCAGCACAAACTTGGTCTGCAAGCAATGAGGGAGGCGGTGAGATCGTACTTACTTTGCGTCAGGACAAATGCAAGCGGTATGGATCACACCTTGTTGACGGATACAGCTATGTGTCGAACGGTCAGATCGTTGATTTTTGTTGGGCTGTCGTTGACGACATGATCCGCGCGGTTTACCTGCATAACTCAAGTGTGCGGGTTTACAAGCCTGAACTATTTAGCAGGAAAACAGACAAATGACAGACAAAGAAAAAGCCTACGCACTACTAAGAAAGCTAGCAGACGAAACAACGTATGTGATGGTGCATCCCAACGAGCTAAGAATCTTGCTACACGACCTAGACCAGATGAGACTAAAGGTTGATATAGCTAGAGATAATTTGATGGATGCTTGGAACCTTTACAAAGGGGATATGGCATGAGCGAAAACAAAACAGCAAAGACACCGACAGACGACGGTCATGTAGCGCATGTTTATTTGTTCGAGAAAACGGGTAGGCCAAAGGTCGCATGGGATAACGCTAAAGACATAAAGCTAGGCGACAAACTTTACGTTGCACAAAAGCAATGGGTTGTTCT